CTACAGCTAAAGGATTAGTTGAACAAATAAAGAAAGAATTGCAAGATGAAGGTCTTTTACTAATTGCTTCTAAGAAAGAACCCACAGGAGGAGCTCCGCAAGGTGGTGGTGATCAACAAGATCCAAATAGACCAAAGAATTTTGAAGAATACTCAAAACGCAAAGACGAAATAGAGAAAGCTCAAGATGTAATGAGATATGGTTCAAATAGCAAATTTAAAAAATTATTATTTGGTGCAACCAAAATGGTTGTTGGTGAAAAAAACTCATTAAAGATTGCAAGAAAGTTTGGCGACAAAGACCAGCAGGAAGCTGCGTTCCAAACATTAAACGGTGGGGCTAACCCTAAGACATCAGAAGTAACTCCAAACAATGATACTTCTGGTCAACAGTTAGCTGAGCAGGGAGCAGCCCAAGCAGCTGCAGCACAATCTACAGAAGCTTCTGGTGAAGATCGTCAGATGATGATCGATAAACTAGATAAAATTTTAGAAAAATTAGAAGACATGGAAGATGGTAAGGGTGGTTTATTGAAAGCACTTCTTGGTGGTTTAATGGGTTCATTGCTCGGCGGCATTGGTAAAATGCTTGGTCCTCTATTGAGATTAGCTGGACCAATTGCTGCAGTAGCTGGTGCGGGGGCAGCAGGATATGCTGTCGGTAAAGGAATTGATGCAGGAACAGAAGCGTTAACTGGCAGAGCAGCAAGTGATTGGGCTGCTTCTGGGGTTGGTGCAGTAACTGGACAAAATGCTGCAGGTAATGCTGCAGCAAAAGCTGGTGAGTCTACTTTCGCACAAAGGGCGGCGACTACAAATAGTAAGCTTAAGGGAACTGGATATGAACTAGTTGCACCCGGAAAGTATAAAGGACCAGATGGCAAGGTTGTTTCTAAAAACGAACTACCTGCTGAAGTGCAGCAGAAAATTAAACCTGGTGCATACCCAGATGCACAGGGTGTAGTTAGAGGTAAGATTGAGAGACCAGCACCAACTCCAAATAGACAAGAACAACAAGTTGCTCCACTGTCGTCAGAAAATGCTTCATTAAAAGAAGATAAACCAGCTCAAGTTTCTGTTGTAAATACACAGCCACAGGGCGAACTGCCTAAAATGATGAGGGCTGGTTTTGATGCTGTATTGGGAAAACTTAATAAGAGTACTGAACCTGAGTATATTCTAGTTAGAAATGATGAGACCTCAGTTTCAACTTATGTCGCATCAATCTTTGACCATCCTGTAGTGCATCCAGGAATTTACAAGATGTAAAAAAGGGGAGACATTTCTGTCTCCCCTAAAACGTCACCGGAACCGCCCCATTTTACTGGTGGGATGCAAGGTCATCCACAAGCGTACATAATTCGGACGTTTTGTTTCTGATTACTCAGAAGCCAACTTACTGAAGTAAGAAAGAGTATCGTCATCACCACTATCAGTGGTTGGAACGTTAACTTCCTCATCAATCTCAACATCCTCGACGCTCGCAGTACGGGGCTTGACACCACCAACACCAAGAACACGATTCAACTTAGCCTTAAGCTCATCGTAAGGCTTAAAGTCAGAAGGACTCAAGAATGCCTTCAGCGAATGCGCACCCTTCCAAGCAGTTTCAATTTCCTCATCGTCACCGTCAAATAGTGCCGAAACACTATCGAACTCAGACTTATCGTAATTACGATAGCCTTCGACGTTACGGATCTTGAGCTTGAAGTTTGCACCTTCCCAGAAGTTAAACGGATTGATTGCCTTCTCATCTTCAAACTGAGGCTCGATCTTTTCCTTGATCTTATCAAAGATCTTCTTGCCAAACTTGAAGAGGAAAACCTTACCTTCGTTAGAAGGCTTGGCAGGATCCTTAAGAACCAGAACGTTGGCGATATAGGTCAGCTTACGCTTCTGCTTGCGGACGATATCCTTATTGGATTCGACGCCGCTGTTCCAAAGTGAAGTGTTGTGCTCGCAAACTGGGCACTTCTGATTGATAGAAGTGAGGCAGTTTTCGATGTACCAGCCACCTGGACCTTGGAAACCATGATTGAAGAGCTGAACCCAAGGCATGCCATCTTCACCATCAACTTGGGGAGAATCGAGGAAACGAACTACTGCGTAGCCATTACCTGCCTTGTCGACTTCAGGAACCCAAAAGCGGTCATCGCTGCCGCCAGATTTCTGATTACCGAGACCTTCGATAGCCTTGGTGAGCTTGTCGAACGAGGACTTCTTTTTTAGTGAACTAAGATTCATTTGTATATTCCTTATGCGTAGTATTAAAAGTATGCGACTTATCCAATTATCATCATAACAACTATATTATATATCATTTACTCGGTGGAGTCAAATATTCTTTCAAAAGTTTTACATAGTGAGGCTCACTCAAAGGCGCGTAACCTGTAAAGAATGGCTTGTACTTTTTAAACTTCTTGTAAAACTCTTCCCAAATAAAATCATCACCTATCTTCTTATTCCAAGATTCTGTAAACTTGATAAAATGGTCTAGCATGACCAGCGTATCATAATCTATTTCATTTTGAAATACAAGATTCAACAATTCAGGATGTTGGTTGTCTTTACAAATAATCAACGTCCCGAAATCCATTTCAGCAAGTTTAATCAAGTCCTCTTTAAAATTATGAGTTCTTGCTTGCTGCCATTTGACCCAACTCTTAAATTTCTTGGATGCTTCATCCTGAACTAAAGAGTTAACCCAAACTTTATCATTCTTCAGAAAGTTTACAGCATAGAAGTATGGAAGCTCTTCTTCTGTAAACATTCTAGCAATTTTGTGAAACAGGTATTTGTCTTTCTTTTTTTCAAAAGCTTCTAGAGAAATTTTAGACTTACCATTGTATCGAAAGAAATCAAACCCATCATTAAGAAAATGTAAACGAACAGAATTGTATATTTGAAAGGCGTCGAAACCATTCATATAGGCAAACTGGAACCTCTTGGGAGGTATCTCAACTTTTGCGCTTCACATTCTACTTTAGACTTTAAACTGTCATTAATTAAAGTTGCTGCCATCTCAACTTCTAACCCAGTCGCTTCGCAGTGATGGGTGATTGCTTCAATGTAAGAAATTCCTAATGTGGCTGCTATTGTTTCTATTTGTAAAGAAAAGTTTTGTTTTTCTTCCTTTGTTGCCATTAAGATTATCTCTCTTTTACTGGTAGATTGTTCTACGAATTCCGAATCAAATAACATTGCCAAAGACATTGTTTAACACCCTGTTGACCTTAACGAATTTTGCCCGACGATACATCTGTGAGATATCTTCCGCACCAAGGTAGGTGCAAGCGGAACGAATTCCACCTAAAAGTTCTTTCACAGTGTCATCAACGGGTCCACGATATTTCAGAATAACTTCCTTCCCCTCAGAAGCACGATATTCTGCAACACCACCATTATATTTTTCTTGGGCTGATTTTGATGCCATTCCATAAAAAGGAACGTTGCTCATATATAGGGACTTATCTTTATGCTGTTCTGGAAGACCTTCTTCATGAGCAGCTAACATACCACCAAGCATAACATACTTCGCACCAGCGGCAAATGCCTTAGCAGCATCTCCTGGGCAAGTAATCCCACCATCAGCAACAATAGAGCCACCTGCAGCATCAGCAGCTGCAGCACATTCTAGAACCGCAGAAAATTGAGGGTAGCCGACACCTGCCAACCTACGAGTTGTGCATACTGAGCCGGGACCAATTCCAATTTTTACAATATCTGCGCCAGCTTCGATTAAACGTTCAGTTCGTTCTGGAGTTACAACATTACCAACCATCAAAACATAACTTGGATAATTCTCCGACATTTTCGTAACGAATGTCTCAAAACTGCGAGTGTAACCGTTAGCAACATCAATACAAATCCCAATGGGAGTATTAAGGTCATTAACAGATAGCAACTTATCAAACTCAACAAACTTGTTATAATCGTCTTCGTTAGCCCCCATACTATAAAAGGTATAGCGTGAATCTTCATCTGAATAAAACTCTGTTAGATCTTCGAGGGAATAGTGCTTCAAAAGAGCAGTCATCATCTTGTACTTAGCCAACTTTTTAGCCATTGCAAAAGTACCAACACCATCCATGTTAGCAGC